GAAAAGGCTCTTGTAAACGAAGCTGTTCAACAGCAATTTAGTGGTTTACAACAGCAAATGGCAGTCAATAATCTCAAGCAAGACTTAACTAATAAATATGGTTTTGATGACCCTAAGATGGCAGATGACTTTATACAGTTTGCAACAACACCAAGAGAAGAACTTCCTTTGGAATTGTTAGTAGATGTATATAGACGTCATAAAGGTGGAGAAGAAAGGGTTTCTCAGAATTTAGAAGCTGTTCAAAGAACAAAGAACATAGCACCAACTGCAGGAATAGTGCAAGGTGCGGCTCCTGAAAAACCAAATGAATTAGATGATGTCTGGACTGGGGTTATGGGTGCTTCAAGAAACAAATCAATATAACTCTAAGGAGTCTTAAATGTCCACTTACAATCAAGGTATTGTGAAAGTTGGCGATCCGGGTTCAGCCGCTTCTGGTTATCATACTAGAAGACTGTTTAACTTTTCAGATCGTGTGGCTGACTTAGCTCCAGAGGAATCTCCATTCTTCGTGTACCTTTCAAAGGTAGCTAAAGTCCCTACAGACGACCCACAATTCCGATTCTTAGAAGACAGAACAAAGGTTTCAATGACAGACAGAGGGTTTTTACTCGCTGGTTCTCATTCAATTCCTGCGGCTGGTTCTTCTTTAACTTATACAGTTGATACTGCTGACGGTGCGTCAGTTGATTGGCTGGTTAAGGGTATGGTTTTTGCTGTAGATTATACAGAAAACAATGCCCCTGAAACAATAATAGTAAGAGTTGAAAGTTCACCAGTTGATGCTGGTTCTACTTCAACTTTTCAAGGTAAAACAATCTCAGCCGTTGATGGAGCTGAAACTGGTGCTGACAATGCAAAATGCCAAGTAATTGGTACTTCATTTGCTGAAGGTACTGGTGCTCCAGACGTATTTTCTGAAGAGCTAGATAATGACTTTGGGTTTACCCAAATATTTAAAACAGCTTGTGAGATGTCTAACACAGCTCGTGCAACACGTTATCGTGGGTATGCAGATGAGTTCCAAAGAGTATGGAACTTAAAACTTCGTGAGCATAAAATAGACATTGAGCGTGCTATGCTTTTTGGTCAGCGTGCAAGTACTGGAGGTATTCAATATACTGAAGGTATAGCTGGTCACGTTGTAAAAAACGGAACAGCAGTAGTAAACGATGCGGCATTAACTTATAGCTCTGGTGCTCCTTACTTTCGTAGTTCAACTGCGACAGAACTAACATATGACAGAATTCTTTCTGATTTCGAAGTTGTATATGACCCTGCTCGTGGAGGAACTGACAGTAAGCTAGCGCTAGCCAGTTTACCTGTATTGACTTTCTTTAACAAACTAGGAGATGGTTTATTTATAGACGCATCTGTTGGTTATGGCAATACCCCAATGCGTTATGATATAAGTCAAAAAGATGGTAGATTTGGTCACAAAGTTCTATCCGTAGAAACTATTCATGGAACAATGAACATGGTTAAAGAACCTTTATTTAGAGGGTTCTCTTCTGGATACCTAATGATGGTAGACCTAGATCATGTATCTTACAGACCATTAGTAGGTAACGGTGTGAATCGTGATACTCAAGTAATGACTAACGTTCAGTCTGCTGATGAAGACCTTCGTAAGGATATGATTCTTACTGAAGCTGGTTTAGAAGTATCTTTACCAGAAACTCATTATCTACTTAACTTAGAAGGAGTTTAATCATGGCTAGAGCAAGTCACTTAGAAGAAAATAGTGGAGTTTCCGGTCTTAAGAAAAAAATAGAAAAAATCACAGCCGCTAGAACGCTAGGTAATGGTGATAGTGGTAAGGTTTTTATGCTTGATTCTGCTGGTGGAGCTTACTCAATTACACTTCCAACCGCATCTTCTGCAGAAGAGGGAATCTACTACAAGTTTATTGTAGAAGAAGAAACTCCAACTGCAGACATTACTATTGCGGCAGGTAGCGCTATCATAAGCTTGGTTGCTTTTGATGGTGGTGGTGATGTTGGTAACTCAACTGCAGGTACTCAAGTATCTAACATTCTTGTAGAAGCGGCGTCTCAAAAAGGCGATTACCTAGATATTATGTTTACCAATGGTGAATATGTAGCTTCAGGTATGTCTGCTATTAATGACGGTTTTACAACATCATAAACTAAATAAATAAAGTTAACAGTAATTAGAACTGTGGGGGTTATCGTATAAAGGATAGCCCCCGAATCTAAAAAGGAATAATATGAATTGTATACATTGTGAAACACCAAACCCTGAAAAATGGTTTTACTGCAGAGCCTGTGGAAGTAAGGCATCTGAAGCTTCATATACTACAAATTTATTTATGATGAGTGAAGCTGGTAAAAGAACCGATATGGAGTTTTCTTCAATAAGCATGGATGCCCATATCAATCAAGTCAATAAAGAGAAAAAAGAGAGACAGAATAAAATCTGGCAAAAAAGAATTAAACAAGCAGGGGCTAACTAATGGCTACGTTTGAAGCACAAGTAGAAGGCTTAACAAGTTTATCTATAGATGGAAGTAGTGCTCCTAATCAAACTGAATTAACTCAATTTCTTACAGATGGTGCTAAGGAAATTTTAAATACATTACCACTTTCTAAAAAACTTTTATTTACTACGTCTACTTCTTTAAATGGAAGTAGTACGAATTTAACAATAGGTGGCTCTGAAATATTTACCGTTACTAGAGATGATGGAACTATTAATCAGCCATGTAGAATGATAGCTTCAAATATGAGTGGTAGAGCAAGTGATTCTGATGATATGAATGCGGCTACAGCTACTGACCCAGTATATTATATAAATAATAATTTATTAAGCGTTATACCTGAACCAACTAATTCAAATAATGCTCAAGTTCAAACAATGGCATATCCATCTGTTGCTTATAGTGATAGCGCAATAGCTAGATTTCCAGATGACGTAGAGTACTTGGTTCCTTTATATGCCTCTGTAAAATCATTGCAAAATAAACTAGGAAGTAAAACATTAGATACAAGTGCATTGGATATTACAGCAGTTGCTCCTGAAGTTCCTTCATTAGGTACTGTGTCTTATACCACAGCTTCTAATGAAAGTGCTTCAGCTCAAGCAGTTGGGGCTATAACTGTAGGAACTGTTTCTGTAGCAGATACAAGTGGGAACGTTCCAACGTATACTAAACCATCTTTAACTACTAGAGTTAATTTTAAAACTTTTTACGAGGATAATAGTAATAAAAATCCATTTGGAGACAATGACCCCGGAACATTTTCTATTAGTGCAAACGTACCAGTTGTTCCAGCTATTAATACAATAGACTATACAGATGCTTCAAATAGTGATGCAAGTGCTCAAGCGATTACATCTGCTACTGCATACGCTCCTAATATAACTGATGTTTCATCTCATGCACCTGAGTTTATAAAACCAACTGTTAATTTAGATTTTGAACAAGTAAATACTCATTTAGATACAAATGAAGATATTGAACTTGCTCAAGTAAAAATAACTGAATTACAATCTCAATTATCTGAGTATAGTTCAAATATACAAAACGAACAAAATAAATTTAACAAAGAAAACGCAAGGTATCAAATTGAATTTAGAGAAGCTTCTGAAAAAGCTAATCATGATTTGCAAGTTGAGATTGCTAACTTAAATGCTTCTGCTCAAGAATTAAGACAAGAATCTCAGCAAACTACAGATATAGACAAATTTAACAAACAGCAAGACCAAGTTTTAGACTTAGCTAATAAATCTAAAGCAATGGAAAAGTTAATTTCTGATAACAATAGTAAGATGCAAAAATACTCTAATGAGTTGCAAACTTATCAAGCTGAAGTAAATAAAGAAATACAAGAGTATTCAAAGAAAGTAGAGAGATATAATTTTGAAGTAGGTCAAGTGTTTCAATCTTGGTCTAAAACTGAATCTGATTCTTTACAGCAATATTCAATAGATATACAAAATGAATTAAATGAGTATAATAAAGAAAATGCTAGATATCAATCTAGTATACAAGCTGTTTTAGCAAAACATAATACTGATGCTCAAAAAGCTCTTGAGCAAGCAAGAATAGATGCTGAAGATGCAAGGCAAGAAGCTTCGCAAACAACAGAAATGGATAAATTTAATAAGTCTCAAGACCAAGCTTTAGATATACAAAACAAAGCAAAAACTATGGAAGCTATTGTGTCAAATAATGACGACATAGTTGCTAAATTTTCTGCTGAATTAAACAAGTATTCATCTATAGTGAATGAGCAAGTTCAGCAATATCAATCAAATTTGCAAAATAAGCAAATGGAATATACTTGGTATGAAAGACAGCAGGCAAAACTACAAGCTGATTATGACAAAGGCTTACAAATATTAATAGGACAAGGAGGATAACATGGCGGCTAATAAGGCAACCGTAAGTGTTTCAGCTAATGTATTACCAGATGATATGAAAATATCTGTAGGCGGTACAATAGTTTACGATTTAAATGATATGGCAGGAGATGATTCTAAATGGATTTCTTATGCAAACGACATAGATAACTCAAGTGAAGCTCTTATAATAGCTGATATAGGTTACTTGCAAGGTTCTGCTGGAAGCACAAGTCCAACGAGAACTCATGCTAGTGATAATTTAGAGTTTATTGTTATTAAGCATTCCGGTTTTAGAAGTGACGGAACAACAGTTTCAACAGATAATTTATTTATTAATTTTACTCACGGTGTAGCCGCCGCAAACGCAACTGGAAACATAGTTTTAGAACCCGGAGATGTGTGGTGGGGTAGGTTTGCAGGAACTGCTGACATAGGTGATTTAACAGGCATAGCGGCTAGTAACGATATTAAAGTGCTAGTATATGCTGTTTTGGATGATGCTTAATAATGGCTGTTCATTCTATAACAGTTAAGAAGTTAATTAGTAGGGTGCGTCAAATATTTCCAGATGCACCTGAAAAATATATTATTAATTTAATTAATGACGCTCTTGTTGAAATAGGTACTCATAAAGTAAAAATAGTCCATGCTAAGATATCAACAGTTGCTGACAGAATGTATTACAATTTAGCTGATGGAGCATCTGATTCTAGTGGTAATAGACTAGAAGCTAATCAAGTTATAAGAGTATACCTAATGGATGACGATGGTGACTATATACAGATACCTAGATTAGTTGATAAAAATTTATTATTAGCTGATATAACAAGTGAATCTAACTTAAACGTACCGGATTAATTATGGCAAGTAGCATTAAATACCCAGAAAATCAAGCAATGTATTTTATAGAAGGAGATAAGCTTGGTTTAATAACTAAGGTGGATTCATCTGGATCAAATAGAACTTCAGATAGAAAAAAATGGAAAGCTATATCTGAAGCTGTTACAGATGGGATATTAATACATTACTACGCTGAACCAAATAGTGTTTCAGCTATTACAGATAGTCTAGATATAGACAATGCCTTAGAGCTAGCTGTTGTTGATTATGTAAAAAAATGTTTATATATGGATAAAGCTGGTAATTTACCAGACCCAAATTTAAGTCAAATAGCTATGACTTTGGGTATGAACCATGAGAAAAAATTTAAAGAAGCCGTACAAAGATACGGAGTAAGAAAGAAGGACAAGACTGGCGGTAGCCGTGTTGTTAAAGTACCAAATTTAGTTTAAATAATCTCAGATAAGGAGACATTCTCGCCTCGCAGGCTGAGATAAGAAATAGGAGAATACTATGGCAAATCTACAAAAATTCAGAGCACATGAGTCTTTAGCTATTGAATCTGCTGGTGACTGGCAAGTTCAATCTGTTGTGACTGCAGATGCTGATGGAGTAGCTGTTGATGTTACAGGATATCATCAAGTTCATTTAATGTCTGATAATGATTTTTATTTTACATTTAATACTACAGGAACAGACTCGGATATAAATACATCTAATGATTTATATTTAAAGGGTGGAGATACAATTTATACATTAAAAGTCCCTAGCGGATTAGGTAATGGTGTTCATTTAATTATGGAAAGAAAGGGTAGTTCTGACGCTTCAGTTAGAGTTATTCTAGCTTAGGGGGATATATGGCTTTTATAACAACAACAGCAAATTCAATATCCTCTGGTGGTACAATATCTGGAGATATTACTATTGAAGGAGATTTAACAGTTAATGGAGATGGAGCTGGTAACTACGATGAAATAATTAATGGTAATCTTGAAATATCTGATACTTTAAGACTTAACCCTACAATATCAAGTGGTTCTGCAACAACACTTGCTTTTATGAGAAGTGGCACAAATAAATGGAGATTTTTACAACCACACGATGATAGCTATTTAAAATTATATAATGATGGTGCAAGTGCTACTCAAATGTATTTTAAATCTGACAACACAATAGGTATTGAAACAAATACGCCTTTTGCTGTAAAACCAGATGGTTCAACAACTAATATTAGTGGATTGCAGATTACTAATTCTACGTCAGGTGAAGATGCAGTTTTATCTCTTCGCAATGATAATAATACTCAAGGTCTTGATATATGGTCAGACACAAATGCTGGTACTGCTTATATTGATAATATATTTGATGGAGCTGGAGCAGATATAAATTTTAGAGTTAGAACATTAGGCACTACAATTCACGCTATGACGATAGATGGAGCTGGAAAAGTTGCTATAGGTTCTACTGACCCAACTGCTGGAACATTACTTGTTTCACACGCTACTGATTCATCTATTGTAATTCAATCAGCCGCAGACTCAGGAAGCGATGCATCATTGTTTTTTAAAGTTGCTTCAGGTACAGCAGATGAAAATAAAAAAGCTGGTATCGTATTTAGAGATACAGGTACTAATGGAATTGGTGATTTATACTTTCTAAATGATTCAGCTACCGATGGCAATAATGCTACAGTAGCAGATAATACTGCAATGGTTATTAAATCAGGTGGCGATATTGGTGTTGGAACTAGCTCACCAGTAGCTAAAATGGACATTTTAGGTGATAGAACAATTAACATAACAAACACAATAGCAGATGATACAAATAAAAATGCAGTAATAACACATAGTCAGTATGACTCAGGTACTGAGACTGAAGGCTTTATGATGATGCAAGGATTTAGTAATTCATCTACGAATAAAGTCAGTATTGGTGGTGGTAATTCTCAGCATAATGCAGTAGAAGAAATAAACTTTTGGACTGCTGGTGATAGCACAACTCGAACTGGTACGGAAAGAATGATTATTAATAATGCTGGAAATGTTGGTATCGGAGTTACGCCTGAAACAAGTCATTCAAGTGTTATAAATTTACAAATTGGTGGATTAGCTAATGTTATGGCTACATCGGCTCAGTCTGCTGGTGGCTCAACGTGGCTTGGTAATAATGTTTATATTAACAGTAGTGGAGCGCAAGCACATATTGTAACAGATGAAGCAAGTGTTTACAGACAAGTAGGCGGTACTCACAATTTTCAAACTGTTGCAAGTGGTAGTGCAGATGCAAGTATTTCATTTACTACGAATATGGTTCTTGATATTAATTCTAGAATTTCGCTTGGTAATAATGATGGTGGTGCGGACAATACTGTATTTGGTGAATTGGCTGGTAATGCACTTACTACCAATGGTGATGAAAATGTTTTGATTGGACATGATAGCGGTAAATTGATAAATACAGGAGAAAAGAATGTAGTCATCGGTTCTGAAGCTGGTGATGCAATGACGATAGCCACAAGAAGTGTTGCTATTGGTTCAAGAGCATTAGGTGCTGAGGATGTAGGTGATAGGTCAATCGCTATTGGTTTTGCCGCTTTAAGTTCTCAAAATACTAGTTCTGACAACACAACAACTGGCAATGTAGGCATTGGTATAGAAACTGGATTTTACAATGTGACAGGACAATATAATACACTTCTTGGAACAGGTGCTGGATTTGGTGTTAGTGGCAATAGCCATTCGTATAATACAGCAGTTGGTTATTCGTCTATGAATAGCGTTACAACTGGTAGTTCAAATGTTGGCGTAGGATTTAACTCACTAAAAGATAGCACCACAGGCACTCAGAATGTATCAGTAGGTACTGGAGCATCACAAGGTCTTACAACTGGCTTAGCAAACGTATCTATGGGATTTCAATCAATGTTTACGCCTACAACAGTAGCATACTCTGTTGCCGTTGGTTCGGAGTCTATGAGAGATATTCCAGCTAATCGGGCAATTTCATATAGTACCTCTGTTGGCTATGCCGCTTTTAAAGGTAATGCAAGTACTACAACAGGAGCAAATTATACTACTGCAATAGGACACCAAGCATTATTTGATTTACAAACTGGTGGTTCTAATGTGGCTGTTGGTGCTTTATGTGCAGAAAATATTACGACAGGTGCGGAAAATACTGCTGTTGGTACAAGTGCTATGAGAAACTCCACGACAGCAAATAACAATACTGCAATCGGTAGACAGGCTATGGGTAGTGGTGTCACAACAGGAACTGATAATACAGCCGTTGGAAAAAATAGTGGTTTAGCGATTACTTCATCTCAATACAATACTTTAGTCGGTAGTGATAGTGGGCAATCAATTACTACAGGGTGGAACTCGGTAATGGTAGGCTACGCTACTGGAGATGCCACAGTTGATTCTCATAAACATACTTTAGTAGGTGCTGGAGCTTGTGGAAATGCTGACCTTACAACTGATGGGGCTGTTGCAGTTGGATATACTGCTCTTGCTGATTTAACTGTTGGAACTTGTGTCGGAGTAGGCTTTGAAGCTGGAAAAGATAATAGTACTGGAGGAAACAATGTTTTCGTGGGATATAAAGCTGGTAATTCTGGAAGCAATGATGTTACAGATGGTCAGGCTAATACTATTATAGGAAGCGAAGCAACTGCTGGAGCTTCAGGTGCAATTAACAGAACAGCAATAGGAAGAACAACTGTAGCGGTAGCAGATAATTCCGTCACACTTGGTAATGCAACTGTATCCGCTGTTTATATGGCGCAAGATAGTGGTGCTACAGTATATGCTAATGGTTTAGCAATTGGACAACCAAGCCCAACTGTTCCTGTTCACATTAAAGAAGATACATCTGTAGACGATGCTCAATTAAAGGTCGAGCAAGACGGTAGCGGGGACGCTGGAATTGCATTTTTATTAACAGGGGTCAAAGGCTACGCAATGGGGATTGACAATAGCCACGCTAATGATGCTTTGATTATAGGTGGTAACGATGATGCTATTGGAACAACTCCTTATCTAACGATTAATCCCTCAGATTCAACTGTTACAGGCGACCTTGTTGACTCTTCTGACATAGCTTTCAAAGAGAATGTTCAAACTTTGGCAGACGGGATTGGAGTTGTAAGCAAATTGAATCCTGTTTCTTTTGATTGGAAAGATGAAGGCAAGGGTAGTAATAGCGGGTTTATTGCTCAAGAAATAGAAAAAATATTACCAAATGATGTATCTGGAGAAGATTACGATGCTAAAACTAGTGTAAATGGAAAAGCAATTAATGTAACAGGCATCGTAGCCCATTTAGTAAAAGCAGTACAAGAATTAACAGCAAAAGTAGAAGCATTAGAAAAGAAATAATTAACTAACAAGGAGTCTAACATGGCTAAAAAAGAAAAAGAAAAGCCAGTCTTAACCCTAGATGATAAAGAGTACATTATCGAAGATATGACTGATGAGCAAAAAGCAATGGTAAATCATATTAATGACTTACAGAACAAACAAAATACTAATCAGTTTATGGCTGATCAGTTGCAAGTTGGTAAAGAAGCATTTATTAATATGCTTAGAAAGTCATTAAATACTGAAGCTGAAGAGGTTGAAGTAGAAGCATGATTATCAGAAGGTGTAGTCAAGGTCATAGGATTAGGATTCATAGGAATACGACTAAAGGGGTTACTAGAAAGAAGACTTATAAAGATGGTACTATTGAGACCTTGACTTATCCTTCAGCATATAATTATTTTTTAGATGTTGATGGCGAAATAGTAAAGAAGAGCAATAGTTTTAAAGTAATAGAAGAAGAGTATGTTAAGGAATGTGATAAAAAACATAGCGACAGTCATGGAAGAATTATTATTGGAAAACATAAATTAGTAGATGGAGTAGCAACAGAATTATGAAAAACCCTTTAGCAACATTAGTTTCGTGGCAATACAATACAGGGCAATTAGATGGTTGGACAGCATATCATTTAGCGGCTGGAGCCTTTTTATGTAAGATATTTCAATGGTTAAGTTGGACAGATTTCTGGTGTGTAATGGGCGTATTTATTATTGGTGTATTATGGGAAATTGTTGAGTGGCTTATTGAAGGAGACGAAGAAACATATGGTACTAAAAAAGCATGGGCATACAATACTATGGCTGATATAGTTGTAGAGACTGGTATTGCTTGGTGGATGGTAATATAAAGGACAATTAAATGGTAACAGGATTATATAAATATACAGCAAAAGAAGCTTCTAACTTACTAATAGGTCAGAATGGTTTTGATGTAATAGCAGAGCATAACACAAATACAATAAACCCAGAAACAGGTTCTTGGATTGCTATACAGGCATTAGGTAAAGATACAGAGGGAACAACAGAATTTTTAAAATTAAAAGTAACTTCTAATATAGGGGATGATATAGGCTCTTTTTTTAGCTTGATTCCCGGAGAGATATTATATGGTAACTTTAGTGGCATAATAAACCACACAGACTCTACCGCAGTATGCATAGCTTACAGAGGATAAGAAGAAATAAAAGATTGCAAAGGAGACTTAGCAATAGAAATAAAAATATTAAGAAAACTAGTTTCTTAAGAAAAATTCTAAACTGGATTAAAAAGAAGGTGTTAAGAATAAAATGAATAGTCAAATAATAAAATTAAAAAACGGAGATTTTAAAGTTGTTAATACGAGCTATGATATTCCTGTTAGGTATCATTACAATGCAGAGTTGCGGAAGTCAGGGTTGGATAGTAGCAGGAGTACCTCTAACACCTCAAGATACAGTTACAAACACAGTTTTCACAGAAATAATAGATGCTGATTCAGTCGTTCATTGGTTTCATGGCTCTATCGGCGATTATAGCACTTGGTGTTATAAGCATGAAAGATGGGAAGAAGTCGAGGTAAAGTGAGTGAAAAGCCAGATACCGCAAGAAGTTACCGTGCTACTGTTCTTGATGACAATGCTATTGTTAGCATTAACCTTAAGTGGCTTGGTCAAATTGCAGTTCTTATCGGTATGTTGGTGTATGGTTATTGGCAAATTGAAGCAAGGATTAGACGACTTGAAAATAGCGTTACTACTCAAACTGAACAAATTGGGAGCTTACTTGATAAACATATCGTGGAGGAACGGATTGAGCGACAAGAGTTGGCAGAAAAAGTAGCTTTTTATGAAAAAGAATTTAACATTAATCCTCTATCATGGGGTAAAAACAAGCGGAGAAAGAAATAGTGGATACGGCAACACTACTAGAAGCATACGGAACACTTGGCGCAACAGGGGTAATATCTTTACTTTTTGGATTTATGATAACAAATTTAATTAAGTCTCAAGCTTCTCAAAACGAAGCCCTAGATAAAATGTCTGTAGACTTAGCAAAAGCAGAAGGCACTAATGCAAATGTTGAAAGCATACTTCTTAAATTATTAGACAGAATACAAAGAGATTCAGAATCTCAATCTAATGAGAGAAATAGAAGGCATGAAGCCTTAATGAAGGAAGTAGATGACTTATCTGATAAAATTAGTTATATGTCTGGAAGAATTAATGGCAGGGGAAATCATTAATGGATAGCCTAAAAGTTTCAGCTTTATCGTTTGCTAACTATGGCATCCATTTAGCTAACATAAATTTATTACTACAATTAGTTATAGGGATTATGACTATTGTTTATTTAGCATACAAAATAAAAAACATAAAGGAATTATAATGAATATAAAATCAATGTTAGTTAAGTTAGCTGAGGAGCAAGCAGAAAAGATGAAATTAGAAGCTATGGGTCATCTAGAGTCTGATGAATTTTCTGATATGCTAGCAACAAAGATGAATGAAAAAATTAATATACCTTTTGTTAAAGAAGAAAAAGAACAAAAGTTTTTTGAAGAAATGATGGATGTTGTTACTGATTTACTAGCAGGTGTTTTTAAGGATAAGTAATGCCTACTAAGACAAAAAGAAGACAAAAGGCAATTAGAAGAACTACTGGTAAAGGTGGTAACTACAGACCTACTAAGTCTGGAGCTGGAATGACTAAGAAGGGAGTGAAGGCTCATAGAAGAGCTAATCCCGGTTCTAAGTTAAAAACAGCAGTTACAGGAAAAGTTAAGAAAGGAAGTAAAGCCGCAAAAAGAAGAAAATCTTATTGTGCTAGGTCTTTAGGTCAATTAAAACGAAGCTCTGCTAAAACTAGAAACAATCCAAATTCTAGAATAAGACAAGCTCGTAGAAGGTGGAAGTGTAAATAATATGGTTAAAAAAGTAAAAGGTGTTTCAGTTTCTTCTTTAACTACTAGGCAAGCTAATGCTATGAAAAAACATTCAAAGCATCATACAGCTAAACATATAAGAGCAATGGTTACATCTATAAAAAATGGTAAAACATTTACTCAATCTCATAAAATAGCAATGAAAAAAGTAGGTAAGTAATGGCTAAGAAAAAAAAGAAAGGTTTATACGCAAACATACACGCTAAACGTAAAAGAATTAAAGCTGGTAGTGGTGAAAAAATGAGAAAAAAAGGCGCTAAAGGTGCTCCTAAAGCAGGCGCTTTTAAAAAAGCCGCTAAGACAGCTAAGAAAAGAAGAAGATAGTATGTATAAGTTTGGTAGGAAAAGTAAAGAAAGATTAAAAGGTGTAGACCATAGGTTGATATCTGTTTTAGATGAATTAATAAAAATTATGGATGTTACTATTATAGAAGGTTTAAGAAGCAAAGAAAGACAAGAAAAGCTATTAAAGCAAGGCGCTACTAAAGTAAAGTACTCTAAGCATATGGAAGGCAAAGCAGTAGACTTATCTCCTTATCCAATAGACTGGGAAAACAGAGACGGATTTCACTATATGGGTGGTATGGTAAGAGGCATTGCTCATCAATTAGGCTTGAAAGTTCGTTGGGGTGGAGACTGGGATAGCGATGGAGATGTTAAAGATAATGGATTTGATGATTTAGTTCATATAGAAATAAGAGATTAAATGCCTAAAAACTTGTTAAATATAAATAGCTTTGCTCAAGGAATTAACGATGTTAAAAATCGTAGAGACTTGGCAGTTGGAGAGTCTCCTAATATAGTTAATTTTGATATATCTAATCGTGGTGAATTAAAACCTCGTGGAAAATTTGATGAGTTAGCTGATGGAGATGGCTTAGAGCTTGGTGGAAGTAACGTTGGTAGATTTACAGCTTCTGTTAACCCCGGATATGGACTGCATTACTTTGAGTATGATGACGAAACTGCGGTTGCTGGGTTTAGCTTAACTGGTATATCTCCTAGTGGTAATGTTATACTTGGGAGTGGAGGAAATGCACTAGGTTCTGATGACGGTACTTCTTCAAATTATTATATCGGATTTTTAGCAAGGTCTGACACACAACCAAATACTCAATTAACAAATCCTGTTTCTAGTTGGATTGCAATAGGGGCTAGCACAGGGCTACTTACCCATGCTAATAATAGTTTTTTAAATGACATTTCAGGTTCTAGCTTTCCAATTAAAATAGTGGTTAGTGGTACATCTAGCAATAATGGAACATTTACTGTTTTGGGAGTTAGCCAAACTTTTGTTTCTTCTGGCAATGCAGATTTTATAGCAAACTACAACGGAGACGCTATAACAGTAAAGAGCACATCCAATGCTTTGCTTATGAGAATAGAAGAAAATTTAGCCCATGAAGCTATAGAAGCAGGGACTACAGTTACTTTCAAAAGAATTGGTGTGCAAGATGATGTTGCATTATTACTAGGGAATACTGATGATAATAAGATTGATGTATTTAAAAGCGGTAGTATTTCAACTGACGTTGTAAACTTAGAAACTATATCAACAAGCACAAGTTTTCCAAATTGGGTTTTTTATTCTGTAAACGGAGCCACTAGAATTGCTGATGGAAATAGGTTAAATACATCTAAACCTAAATGGTATGGATATATTAAGAGAGATATGTTTTTTGCCGTTGAAGGAAATGTGTCTAGTGAGATAGATAATTTTATAAGCTACTCTGTGCCATCTGGTTTATATGCAGAAGACAATGATTTGGCAAAGCCTAGTAGCGGTAATTTAATATCAAGCCTAGATAGTAGCAATGAATTTGCTACGGTTGATGGTAAAGGCTGGTCTCTTGCAGTTACGGAAAGCTCTGATCCGGGTTTATGGGAAAATAAAACATATGAATTTGCAAGCACATTTATTTACGATGGAAATCAAGAGTCTTTATTATACAAGTTTTCTAGCACAAAAGCACTTGACGGTCTTAAGAAACTTCAGGTAAATGTGTATGCTAATCAAACAATAGGTTCTGCTAGTACAAGATATGCTAATAGAATATCTGGAGGAAGAATATACACAAGAGAAGATGGCTCTAGTGACGATTGGTCTTTATTAGTAGATATAAGCATAAAAGACGGAGCAAGGACTTCTTTGTTAGGAGACTATAATCAATGGGTTCAAGATAGTAGTACTGTTGGAACTACTGGTTCTCATCATTTTAGAATAACAACTCCAACAAATACAACTCAAGCTAATAGGGCGACTACTTATTGGGTGATGGAATTAGAAGCTCCTAACTTAGATACCTATGCAAGTTTAAATGGTTTTTCTCAATCAACAAAACAAATTTCTTTTGGTCAATTAGGAGCAAGTTATTCAACAGCAGTAATAGCAAATAGAAGAGCTTTTGTAGGCAATGTAAAATATGATGAAGGTGGGTCTGGCTCAATAGACGGAGTAACAGAGTTTAGTAGTTTTGGTGACAGAATAATGTATAGTGAGATAGGTAGGTATGATACTTTTCCTAATCTAAACTTTATAGAAGCTTCTAAAGGTGATGCTGAAAACTATGTCAAGTTAGAATCTTTTGCTGATAGAATTTTAGCATTTAAACAAAGAACTATGCAGGTTATTAATGTATCTTCTCCTTCCCCAGCTAACTGGTTTATAGAGGATACTGTTTATTCTGCTGGTGTTAAGTACCCTTACTCTGTTTGTAAAGGGGAGTTTGGAATTGTTTGGGCGAACTCTAATGGTGTTTATTATTATAATGGAACAAATACAAGAAGAGTAAACGATGGTAAGATTGATGATACTACTTGGGCTACTTTTTCAAGTGGGAAACAAATTTCTACTGGATATATTGGAGAATCTAATCAAGTTATTATATTGCAAGATGTAGATGAGGCTAGGCATGCATATATATATGATATAAGAACTAGTGCTTTTACATACGCAGAAGACATAGCTCCAAATTCTTTTAACGATAGTGTAACTAATGGAGCTAGTTTTGTTCCTAAGCTTACTAATTTTATAAATGATAGCCTTGGAAGATTAATAACTTTATACGATGTCCAGTCTACTGATTTAGGTGGAGAAGGAGCCAATGGAGTTATTGGAACAAATTACAACATAGAACCTCATACTCATAAAACTTTTACAGTAGAAACTCCAGATTTTGATTTTGGTAAACCTTCATTAATTAAAAAGTTTTACAAGTTATTTATTCATTATCAACATACTGCTAGTACTGCAGTTGCCTCTTCTAGTATATACTATCAAGTAAATCAAAGTGGTTCTTGGAATCCATTAAGCACAGGTTCTTTTATCCAAGCCAATAATAGATATAGAATAGCTGTCTTTGCTCCTTCTGCTCCTGTATCGTGTCAAAGTATAGCCTTTAAAATAGATGTAAATGAAGGTGTTAATGGTTGGGATACAGAAACAAAGCTTTTTATAAACGATATGCAAATACAATATAGATTGTTAGGCATTAAAGATGCGGTGGCTGGGTAATGTCTAGAGATATTAGAAGGTTAAATAATTCTACTGAAGGCTCTCAGTCTTTTTCTACAGGAGCACCTTCATCTTCTTTGCAAGAAGGAGGTACTTTTGTATCTATAGAAAATGGTAATCTAGCTGTTTATAGAAAACATAAAGGCATAGAGTTTAAAAATTACATGACTAGACAAGGTAATCAAGTTATAGACAGAAAGCTAACAACAAGTGAGTTAGAGTATACAAAAAAATTTATAGATTATCGTTATTTTAAACATAATATGACAGATGACATTAATACTAGTGAAGTGTTTTTACCTTGGCAAGGAACAGGAGAGCAATCAGATATGAATAATGCCACTACTGCTTTTTTAGCGCCTTATAGAATGTCATTAGAAAAAATAATGTTTAGATGTGAAACACTAAGTTCAACAACCGCTGATTTAAGATTTAAAATTTACAAACAAGACAATGACACGACAAACGATGCTTTGGCAAACGCTGATTATACAGATAACATAGCAAGTAGCACTACGTTTACATTAAAAAAAACAGACTTTAATGCGCTACCAGTTGTAGATGCTGGTATGAAATGTGGTATTAGCGTTACTGCTAGTGCTGACCCTTCTGGTGATACAGATTGGTGGATTACATCTGTTTGGCGTGTAGAGGTAACAATATAGAGGATAATATGAAGTATAATACGATGAAACAATACTTAGGTGGTGGCTATATGAGGCCTATGGGTTATCAAACTGGTGGTTACATACCCGGAATATCTAGACTAAGATATGGCATTGGGTTAAATACAAAAGTAGATCAAGCTCAAGAAGATTTTAGGAAGCAAGCTGAAAAAGTAGAAAAAGAACAAGGCAAGAGAGCTTTATTTGGAAAAGTTGGTGGGTTTCTTGGTACAGCGGCGGCTGGATTATTAGCCCCTGCAACAGGTGGAGCAAGCCTAGCTCTTCTTCCTGTCTTAGCAAAAGGTGCTGGTTCAGCAATAGGTTCTGGTATAGGTGAAGCTATAGCTGGAAAAGTATACGACGCTGGTGATATTACAAAATCCTCAACAGGCTTGTTTGATAAAGATTTTACGGAATTAAAAGGAATAGAAGAAGAAGGTGAAAAATTAGGTAGCGGAAAAGGTCTATTAAAAGGAGAAGGTTTAATAGGTAGGGCTTTAGGTAGAGGCGCTGGTACAGCCGCTAGTGCACTTGGTGGAGAAATAATGAGAGTTGGTAAGCTTAAAGCTGGTGCAAGACTTGCAGGTGGAGATAAATCTGTTATGGTTAGGGGAGCTGATGGAGCGTTAACTAAGGAGGCAATACCTAAAGCAGATGTAGAAGGTTTTAATAAAGCATTTGAGCAGTCTGGTGGATTAGATAGGCCCGGAGGAGGAGCAAGTGGAGTGAGACTTGGAATATCTGAAGCACCTTCAGCAGTAGAAAATTTTGAAGATTTTGGAGGGCCTTCCTTAAGAGATTTAAGCGATGTAATGCAGGAGTCATTTCTTGATTCTCCAGAAGGAGCATTTACAGATTTTAATTTACCAAGTGCACCTCCTCCGTCTTTAGGAGGCTCCCTTGAGGGACTGTTAAACCAAGGCCGAATGCCGTTACCGGGTGAATCTGGATTTGCTCCCGGTTCTGGGGTAAACCTTCCAACGCAAGACCCTAACGAACTTTCTATTTTTGGTCAAGCCTTTGATCAAGCAAGAAGAAGTGGCTTAGATAGTTTTATGTTTGAAGGTAATCCATATACAACTCAACTTGCTAGTGGCGCTATGGGAGGCGGTATGATGCGTAACTATGCAGAAGGAGGTCAATTAAAACAAGCTCCAGAAGGCAATAAGGGTTTAATGAAGTTGCCTAAAGAAGTTAGAAACCGTATGGGCTATATGCAAGAAGGTGGAGAAGTAAGCAAGCTATCAAGGTTACTTTCAATGATTTCTCCTCAAAGAAGAAGACAAACAGCTTATGAAGAAATGTCTCCTGAGGACATGATGGGTGATGCTCTTACTGCTGATTCTATTGTTAACCAACCTATGCCAGAATTTAATTACGAAGGTGGAGTTAGCTCTAAAAGAGACATTCCTATTCCACCTCAAGTGCAAGATTTTATAGATGTTGGTTTGCCTGACTCAGAAGGAGGAATGATGTCTTTGCAAGAAATGCTCGCAGACCCTGAAAATCTTCCTCGTTATATGCAAGGATATGGACAAGGTGGAATGATGAACAATTATATGGGAGGTGGAATGATGGATAATTATATGTATGGTGGAATGGCTAAAAAGAAAAAAGAATACGCTGGAGGAGGATTACTCGGTATGATGCCTTTTAAAAGGAGAATTGTATAATGGCGCAATCAGATAATATAGGCCCAGTTATGCTTAAGAGCGGAGAATATGTTGTCCGTAAAGAAGCTGTAGATAAACTTGGAAAGGGTACATTAGATATGATAAATAACGCAGACAGATTAGGATATATGGGTGGTGGTTTAGTGCCTAAAGGTGCTCATGGTCATTCGTCTATAGATGAACTACTTGCATTAAACACATTAAGTACTCAAAGAAATACTGATATGACTAGAGACTCTGCTATGATGAATCAAGGCGGTCAAATCAAACCTATTATGGATATGCGAAATAGAAAAAATCAATACTCACTAGGTGTTGTAGATGAATTAGCTCGAAGTAGAAACTACTTTGATGACCTTAATAACCTCGTACAGTCTCTTAGTGAAGAAGGTAATTATCCATTTGGAATTAATCAAAGAATTATGTTGGATAAATTGCAAGACTCGGGAAAAGCTGACGTTGGAGACGCATTAAAAGCTTTAGATGTTATATCTAAAAGATATTATGAAGGTACTGCAGATGCTATGGCAGTTCCTAAGAATTATTATGATGGAGGTTCTGTGCAATATGGAACACAAACAACAGAGGCTCCAACCACAGAAGACATTTATAGCATGCTTGGAATAATGCCAGATGCTGAAAATCAACAGGCTTTTGAAGCCGCCTATTCTTATGACCCTTCAAGAGAAGCTACAACTTTTGATAAATATATGTCTAATGTTTCAGATGCTAGGCAATCTGGCACTCAAGCTTTAGGAGCCGCAGTAAAAAGCTCTCAAGAACTTGGTGGTAATTTTGCTGGTGCTGGCATAAGAACTTCTGCTGTAGATACAGCAAGAAGTATTGCTGATAAAGGATATTCGGCGGCTGGAAGAGATGCTAAAAGAGGTATGTTTGAAGATATAAGGAGTACAAGAGAATCTTTTATACAAGATGCTTTAGGGGAATTAGAAAGACTAAGGTCTGTAGGTGGAACTGAAACTTATTATGGGGACAATTCTTCAGATTATTCAAATCCATTTGGCCCAGAAGGTTCCCCAACAACTGACCCTAGTGGTGGCACAACTCCTAGTGGCGATGAAAGCCAGCAATCTCAAATGGCAGTAGGTACTATTATGAAAGGAACAGATGGAAACCATTGGCAATGGGATGGTACTAGGTGGACAGGCCCAGTCCAATATGGAGGTGATGCACCGCCACCGGGAACAGGAGGTGAAGGAACAGGCTCAAGCAGTACAGGAATATCTGGCCCATAACATATAAGGAGATATAAATGGCAATAAGATTATTAAATAGACCTTCTATAAATATACAAACACCTAAAAGTGGAGTAGATTTATTTTTTGAAGAAGTAGCTAAATACGCTAGTCCCGAGTATCAATTAAGAAAAGAAGAAGCTGATGCAAGAAAGCAACAGTTGGTCAAGGATAATGAACGTGCTGATGCTAGGTTAAAATTAAACCAAAGACAGCAATTTAGAAACGAAGAAATATACAATGATTCTATTAAGCAACAAACTCTTGATAATAGATTAAGAGATGCTAAGGAAGAAAGAGATGTAGCTACATTTGAAGCAAATCAATCAGCTAATAATAAAGCGATTGCTCAGGAATCTATTCAAAACAGTTTAACTGGAATGAGCTTAAAAGACATAACAAGCACTCCTATTGAATTTTACACACAAGATATAGAAGACCCTAAGGTTAGAACTATTGTTAGAAATCAAATGGTAAAAAACATAGATAAGGCTAAATCTCAGTATAGTACAATAATACAAAGAATGAATGATTATAATAATAGATATCCAGAAAACACTATGTCAGAATCGCAAGCCTTAGATGTTTTAAGTGACCCTAAGCTATATGCTAGTCACTTGTCTCAGCTATACCTTAATAAGGTTGAAGGTGATTTAACCCCTCAACAGCAAGGAATTATAAAATATAACACACAATTAATAGGAAGTACTTCAAAAAGAATTACAGATTTAGAAACTCAACAAAACACTTTTGGGGCATCTGCACAGATAACAAGTGAAATAGAAGAACAAAAAGCAAATATTGATAAATACCAAAAGGGTATAGAAGATATACTAGGTATATCTGAGCCTGAACAAGTAGATTATATTGATGCTTATGGGCAACGAGAAGCACAGCAAACTGATTTTCTGTCTCCATTAGAACCTGCTGAAACTATAGCACAGCCATCTATGGATAATTTATTTAGTCCTGACAGCCCTGCGGATTACGGTATATTATTTGCAGAGGATGATGAGATAGCTGAACCAGCTTTACAAATAGCACAAGAAAATGCAAAAGATGATGGAGAAGTTGCTGTTGATGGAGAGTTTCCAGATGACGAGTCTGCTTATAAATTAGCTACAGTTCCAGAAAATTTATCACAAGAAGATAGGGAAGACCTTGGTGTACCTGCTTTTCTTTCTGGATTAAATATTGCTGAAGCACGACCTAGAGAAACTGTTAAAGAATCTTTACAAAAATTAGCAAGTGGGACTAGTTCTCAAGGACAAAGACCAACAAAAAAAAGAGAACGTTTTCTTACAGATTTTGGAGGAAGATTAAAAAAATTAGATTACCAAGAAAAAAGATTAGGAAAGACTAATATAAAAAATACAAAGAAAAGAAATTCAATTAATAAAAAAATAGCTAAATTGAGAGAATCTATTGTAAATGATTTTTCTAAAATATACGACAGTTCTGAAGGTGCTAGTTCTATAGACCCAAGATATTTTGAAAACGTTCCTATTACTGGAGCACCAATGAGTAGAAACGAACTTGCTAGATTAATACGTATGTATCAAGAAATGAATAGACAACCGCAAATCTTTGCTAATTAATGGCACAGTTTAATCCAAATATGACCAAGGAAGAATTGGTCAACGACTTCAGATCTGCAGACCCTTCTTACAACTCTATGGATGACGACTCAGCCTATAGAGCTATTGTAAAAAGATTTCCTCAATATAAATTAAACATAGAAAATACAGAATATAAACCTAAAGACGAAAGTGGAATAACAGATACGCTAGGCAATATTTGGAAAGATGGGTACAACCGTTCTATACAGGGTATGGCTGAAGCTATAGCTACTAATAAAAAGCAAGTTCATAATCTAGAGAACTATCATCCCGGAATCGTTGCAGATGTAGCCGCAGGAGTAGCCTCATTCTTTCAGCCTTTAGACCTTGCTACTACAATTATAGGTGGTGGTGTTGGTGGTGTAGCGGCTAAAGGATTAGCTAAAAAATTTATACTTAAAAAATTATTACAAAACAGAGTATCTAAAAATGTAGCAAATAAAGCCGCATTAAAAGCTAGTGCATTTACTCAACAAATGGCATCATCTAGTGGTGCTGGAGCAGGGGCATTAAGTTTATATTCTGGAGCTGGTGAAGCCTTAAATGAATATATATCAGACGGTACTATATCTCCGGGTAAAGTAGTAAAAGCTGGAGCTAAAGGAGCTGTATTAGGTGGGATGACTGGAGCTACCAATGCTTTCTTAACACAAAAAGGCGTAGGTGTAATAGGTAGAACACTAACAGAAACAACTCAATTTGGTATAGCCGCACCTGCATTAGAAGGAAGAACTCCTACTCCTGAAGATTGGATTCATGCAGGAGGTATGATACTAGGTATTAAGGGTGTAAATAAAGTAGCTACTACAGGATTTAAAAAACTTAATGAATTTAGAAAGGATGCAACTAAACAAGAAATTAGGTATCAAACTGTTCCAGAGGGTTTTGACATTACTAAAGAAGCTGAAATAACAGGTAGGAAAAGTTTTGCTAATGAGCTATATGATAATATATACACAGACAGAAAAGGAAAAAGAGAAGTAAAAATTTTAAGTTTTGACAAAGACAAAATTCAATTAAAGTTTTTAGATACTAATGAAGTTGTAGTAAGAGATAAAAAGATTTTTAACGAAAATTACAGAAAAAAAGAAAATGTAAATATACCTTCTAGAGAATTAAAAAACCAGAGAATAAAAGAAGTCTTGCAATTAGAAAAAGAGTTAGGTCACTCAACTGAGCAAAAAGAAACGAACAGAGGATTACAGAGAGTTTCTAACGGTAAGGAAAAATTGCCTAGAAAAGACTCAGACCTTAGTAGTAAAGAACTTATAGACCTTAGAGATAAGCTTACAGTAGAAAAATACACAAAGAAAACATTGGAAAGCTTAGAAAAAAATGGAGTTCCAATGCAAAAAACTAGGTTTAGTATATTTTTAGATGATATGTTACCAGAGTCAGCTAATAAATTACTAGATGTTTTTAGACCTGCTAAGAATCAAGGTACTGTTAGCCCTGTTAGAAGAATGTATGTTGCCAAGGTTGATAAGTTTGTAGTAGACCAAAGAAGAACTTTGTCAGAAACTTACGACTTAATGTCTAGTGTTGGTTTAAATGCAGAAAAACCAACAGGTAAACAAATTGCAAGCTTGTCAAAAGCTATGAATCTAAGCAAATCTGAGGTATCTAAAAATTACTGGACATTGCTTTCTGATGCAGTAGAACAAGGTATAAATACACCAGAAACAACGGGGTATAGGCAAATTTCAAATTTTTTATTTAATAGGGCAAGAGAATCTGGAGTTAAGCCCGGTTATATAGAAAATTATATACCTACTATACTTCAACAGAAAGTTGCTGAAAAAGTTTTTGCTGATATATATAAGATATCTGATTTAATTTCTAAAGAATCTCCTAGGCGTAAAGAAGAAATGCTAGTAAAAGATTTAAAGAGTGATTATATAGATTTAATTATACAAGCTATGAATAACCCAGAAAGTTTTGCAAAAGATAGACCCGGAGAAGCAAGGTTTTTAAATAGAATTATTAAAAAAGCTATGCCATCATTATCATCAGAGACTAGAGAAATGCATAGCGATATACTTAGTCAAGTTTTACAACAAAACAAAGCAGAGCCAATTAGTCAATTTAAAGCTATGGCTCTTATGGGTAGGCTTTCATATGGAGAAGTGTTTAAGAGAGATGGTAACTTAGAAAGTCAAAGAACTTTTAAATTAAAATCAAAATTTTACGAAAGAGATATAAGAAAATTACTAGGTATATACTCATCTAATGTTGCAAGACGTTCTGCAGAGGTAAATAACTTTGGAAAGAAAGGTGAGATTTATGAAAACTTATTAAAACAGGCAAACGTTAATGATTTACCTATTATGAGGGAATTGCATAATCATGTAATGGGAACGATAGGATATAACAAACAATACAATCTTAATCCCGGAATAAAAGACTTTATGCAAAAAGTTATGGAGTGGGAAACTTCTACTAAAATTGCATTAGGTACAGCAACAGCTATGAACTTATCTCAGTTTGCAATATCTTCTGCTTTATCTGCTGGGTATTGGAGGTTTACTAAAGGCACGTATAAGTATATGACAGATAAAGACTTTAGAAAACAAGTTGATTCTTCTGGTGGTAACTTATATAAATACATAAATGAAATGATGGGCTTGTCTCAACAAAGTGATATATCTAAAAAAGTAGTAGGTAGGTTAACTGATATTTCTCAGTTTAATAGAATTAACTCTATTAATAACATATTAGCCGCCGCATCTGCTAGAGTTTTAATAGACGACTTGGTAGCTGTATCTGTTGGTAAAAGAGGATTTGGATTAGGAAGAATGGGTTCTAGAAAATGGGCTAACTCTACATTAAATAAAATGGGAATAGACCCTGCTCAAATAAAACAAGGTAAGTTACCTGACTCTACTGTTATAAATGCAATAGGTAAATTTGCAGTTAAAACTCAGCTACAAAAAGATATTTTAGCAGACCCACTAGTACTTAATAGGCCAATGATGAAACCTTTTCTTCAGTTTAAGTCATTTGGATTAAGACAATATAATTTTATAACAGATACTTTAAAGTTTGATTTGGCTCACGGTAATTTCATGCCACTACTCAGACTAGCCGCAGGTGGTATGGCTACAGGAGCAGTTGCTATAAAAGCAAAAGAGCTTATGAAGCAACTAGCATCTGGAGAAAAGGCTTATGACCCTGCTACATTTTTTGAAGCAGATGCAAGTGAAATAGTAGAAAACGTAGCCGCTATAGGTTCATTTGGGTTTTTAGGAGATTTTCTAATGGCTGGATTAGAAGAAGGTAGGAGTATGTCAGGAGCATTAGCGTTCTTTGCTTCTCCTCCTTTTATGTCAGATATAAGCGAACTATTTAAATTTATAGAAGCATTAGAAAGAGACTATAAAAACTATCAAGGAGACTTTATAAAAAGAGTTCCTTCTAGGGCATTAAGAATGACAGGTAGCCCTCTACTTAAAGATGTAGCTAAAAGAATAGAAACAGGTGGAATGACTCAAAGTAGAATAGAGTTTTTAAGAGGAAGAAGAAAATCAGCTATTATAGATTCTGTTATAAAAGCAGGTACTCCAGAAGCGTATCAAGACGCTTTAGAAGATATGAGAAATTGGAATAGTTCGTATCCATTATATCCTATACTTGTAACAGATATAGATTACAAAGCAATAGTAAAAAGAAAAATGCAGAAAGCAAAAAAGAAACGTCAAGTTTAAAAAGGTTTAGGTGTACCACCTACATCGTCTCCTCTTTCTCTTGCTAATGATACTGCCTCAGCTTCTGAATTAGTAACCAAACAACTATTACCATGATACCCAACCTCGCAAGAGTTGGTGCTACCATATCTATTCTTAGCTACT